TCACGCAGTATCAGTTTTGACTGGTGACGCTATCGTTACAACTAACGTAATGGTTATCGGTACACGAACATATACATTCGTAGAAGTTCTCACAGGTGCAGCAGATGAAATCTTAGTTGGTGCAACTCTCACAGCAACACTTCTAAACGCAAAGAACGCTATCAATGCAACTACAGGTGTAGGTATGTTGGGTGTGACGTATGGTTTTGGAACAGTAATCAACACACAAGTACGAGCAGTAGCATCAGACGCGACAACTCTTACAGTAAGAGGAATAGTCCCTGGAACATCGCTAAACACCGTAGCGACTACAGGAACAGCACTACGGACAGTATGGGCGGATACAACACTCGGTGGAGGCACAGGAGCTTCTGACGCAGGTGTAACTACAGGTGCAGCTACCGTAACTATCGGAACAACAGTCTACACTCAAGTAGATGCCTTGTCTGAGACTTATGGAGCACCAGCAGTAGCGTATCAAGTTCTAAGAGGCGCAAGTGAAGCAACATATTTGGCTAACTTAAAGAAAGCAGTAAACGCTACAGGTGTAGCAGGTACAGACTACTCAACGGGAACTGTGGCTCACCCAGATATTGTAGGTACTACACTTACCACAACAACTCTTATTGTCCGAACACGAACTATCGGAACAGCAGCACAAACAACTGCATTAAATGCTATTGCGACCACCGAGACAATGGCTAACACAGCTTGGACTGGTGCAACAATGGCAGGTGCAGTAACATCAGATGTAGCAACATTCACACTAGACACTACAACGTACACAGGAGTAATCGTACTTGCTGAAACTCTAGGACTAACAGCAGTACCTTTCCAAATCCTTTGGGTAACATCAGAGGCAGTATTCATAGACAACATTAAGGCAGCAGTAAACCTTTCAGGTGTAATGGGAACTACTTACGGAACTGGTACAACAGCACACCCAACAGTAGTAGCTACAACCAACACCGACACAACACAGGTATTCAACGCAAAGAATACAGGTACAGCAGGTAACTCTATCGCTACAACTGAAACTATGGCTAACTATGCTTTCACAGCACTTGTTATGGGTTCAGGAGCAGGAGCTACAGGAAGTGTCTTGATAGACACCATCACCTTTAGCGTAGTAGCAACCACAGGAGAACGATTCATAGACTTTGGAGGACTTGATGTAACCCGTGGAATCTATGTAACAGTAGGAGGTACAGCTAACGTTACTCTAGGATATGATACTTACTAATATATTTAATATGGCAAAGAAAAAGATAATCGCAGAAGAAGTGGTAGCAGAAGTGGTAGCAGAAAATAAAGTGTGTTCTAACTGTGAAGACAGTGGACGCTTCTGCAACGTGTGCAGTTCAAAAGAAGTAGTGTAGTTGCGTACAGCACAGAACGTTGATATAATTATTAATAACAAGAAGCGCAACTTTGTAAAACAGCGCACTAACTAGAACATCACTATGATAAACGATGAAATTGAGGAGCAGGAAGACGACCTTGAAATAATGTCAGAAGAAGAAGAAGAAGCAGTCGAAGGAGAACAAGATGAAGAACAAGGAGTTGACTATTGGAAAGCGGAAGCTTTAAAGAACAAAGCTATTCTCGAACGAAACAAGAACAAACCCCAAAAAGAACCAAAAAAATCAGACGACTTTGGACTAGACGTAAAGGGGTACTTGAAAGCATCAGGTATCGCATCAGCAGAATTTGACTTTGTAAAAGCCGAGATGAAAGCATCAGGCGAAACAGACATAGATTCCTTATTGGAAAATGACTATTTCAAAGCAAAGCTTGAAAAACACCGAGAAGCTACAAAAACTAAAGACGCTGTCCCAACAGGCAAACGTTCAGGTGGAGTAGCTACAGGAAGCGTAGACTACTGGNTAGCAAAACCTATAGAGGANGTACCAGCAGACATGCGCCGAGAAGTGGTGAACGCAAAGCTAAAGCAAGAAAANAGCCAAGGCATATTCTACAACTCCTAGACCCCAACGCCATCTGATTACTTAATAACTAATCAATTATCATGGCGATTATCCCAACAGTATATTACGAGACTAAATTACAAGAACGACTCAGTGCTCCGACTTTATGGAAAGAAGTCCTTTACGTAAAGTACACAAACTCAGGTATCCTACGAAACCCATACCTTACCGATTCAACAGTCGGTACAGGAACACGTGGAACTGGGTACACATCAACAGCAGTAGCAACACTTGACGAAACAGTAACTATCTCAGATTACGTTTATTCTGCACAGCATATTGATGATGCAGACCTTGCACAAAAGACATTCACCGACTTTATGGAGATTGCAGACAACATGGGAACAATGCTCAACGAAAAGGTTGAGACAATGATGCTCCTAGAACACGCACAGTGGACAAACTTTGACAACACTGCAATCGGAGGCGGTGCTGGAAACATCACTGTTGCTATCTCTAATGTAAAGAACATTATCGCAGCAATGAAGCGAGAAATTCGAGAAGCTGGAGGTGCTGAGATGATGAACCGAAACGGTGCTTTCATCCAGTGGCGAGAAGCTGACTACGAACTCGTAGAACTCATGGCTTCAAGCGAAGGATTCAACACAGCAGATGACGTTCTCAAGAACGGTATCAAGCAAGGCTTCAAATACCTTGGTGTAGAACACTACTCAACTTCTAAGAACGTAGCAGGACACGTATTTGGAGGAGTAAAGAAGGCATTCCAAGTAGGAATTGTGAAGTCTACATACGGAAAGATGAAGACTATCATCAACCCAGTAGTATCCTCAGCTCAAATCTCAGGAGTAGGACTTGAATCACGTATTGACCTTAAATTTAAGGCATGGAACAAAGTCACACCTATCCTCTTTGACATCCTTGTAGCGTAACTTAATTAGAAGATACTTTATCAGCTAATTAGTAACAAACATGGCTAACAATAACGGAACTATCCCAACACTCAACACTCCGTCACGAAGACCGATTATTACCCTAGCCGCTGCTCGTACACTACGGGCAGACGAGTCAGGAGCAGTAGTTGTCTTTAACGCAGCAGCAGGATTTACCACAACACTTCCAGCAGCTTGTGATAACGGAACATTCTTTGAGTTTGTTATCGGAACTACAGTAACCTCAGTCGGGCTAAAAGTAATCACAGGAGCAGCGACAGAATTGATGGTAGGTAATATCATCAATACTGACACTGACTCTAGTGATGCTCTAGCATCGTGGAAGTCACTCGTAGGTACAAGCAACATTTCTTTCACTCTCAATGGGACTACATCAGGTGGTCTTATCGGAGACAGAATTGTTGTGACAAAGGTGACAAGCACAAAGTGGCAAGTAACAGGTACAATCCTAGCAACAGGAGTAGTAGTTACTCCGTTCGCAACCTCTTAACGGCTGTCTCACTCTCTCAGTTATGGGAGGGTGGATACAGCAATTAAATAAAATATGAGCATATCATTTTCAGACACAGTAAACCTCACAGGAGGACTCCAACAAGTACGAAACATGTTGCGTGTAGATGCAACACAGTACCCTACTGTTCGTGTAGTCAATTCATACAACAACTGGCTTGATACTGTTACTGGTTACGCTATCGGAGCAGACAGACGCTTCCAATGGGATGATACAAACCACACGAAGCTTCCTATCGGCACAACTAACCTAGTAGCAAACCAATCAGACTACTCATTTCTAACTGATGAACAGGGTAATGCAATTCTCAACTTAACTCGCATAGATATTCTTGACTCGAATGGACTCTACCGAAAACTAGACGTACGAGACATGGCAGATAATGACCTTGCAGAAGATACACTCCTTACTACAGCAGGGCTACCAACCGAGTACGACAAGATAGCCGACAACATCATCAGACTGACCCCNAANCCTNTTTCNAGCGTCACCGCAGGACTNAAGTTCTACTTCCAACGAACAGGNTCATACTTTACAGTATCAGACACCACAAAGTCTCCTGGTGTACCCCCATTACTCCACAGAGGCTTCATCATCGCTTCTGTATATGATGCGCTTCTAGCAGGAATAGGCTCTGCTAACCTACAAGCTGTTTCAGTAGAAATGGAGAAAGAACGTATCAAAATGGAAACATACTTTAGAAACAGAAATACAGATGAAATCCCTGTACTTACTACCCCTGCAATAAACTCTATCTGATATGGCACTTACAAACGTATCAAAACCGACAACCACACTCACGAACATCACTAAGGTGTCTTTTGCTGAATTGTGGTCTACGATTACCTCGACGTGGACTAGCGAGACAAGAACATGGGACGCTACAGGCTCCCTGTTTATCAATCCAAGCAAACCAACAACAAGTATTACTAATAGCGCAAAACCTGTATGAGTACTTTAACTACAATCCTTGGTGCGGATACAATTACATCGTCTCGCACTGTCATAAATACTAACTTTAGTAACTTGAATGCAGACAAAGAAGAAATATCAAACAAATCAACTGATACAGCGTTTACTGCCAATTCAGACACACTCTACCCATCACAGAAGGCAGTTAAGGCGTATGTGGATGGAGTAGGAGTAGCCAATGCCACAGCGACAGTGCGGGGGGTTGTGGAAGTAGCGACACAGGCACAAGTGGACGCTGGCACTGCCCTAGGGGAAACAGGCGCTTCTATTGTGGTCACTCCATCGACACTTAAGGCATCTCAAGTCCCTATTGTTCGTACTTATTTGAATGCGGCATCCCCAGCAACGTGGACAAAACCAGCAGGTCTGAAATATATTGTTGTCGAAGTACAAGCGGCTGGTGGAGGTGGTGGAGGCTCGCAAAGTGGTACAGGACAGACGGCGGGAGGAGGAGGGGGTGGAGGTTATTCAAGAAAACTTGTTGCCGTAGCCTCTCTTGGAGCAACAGAAACCGTCACTATAGGAGTAGGGGGAGCGGGGGGAAGTGGTAATGCTAATGGCTCTACGGGTGAGACATCTTCTTTTGGAAGTCATGCTTCAGCAACGGGTGGTGGTGGGGGG